GAAACTGAAGATCAGGAAACTGATTCCGACTCATCTACGGATACTGAAGAGGTTCAGGAGAAACAAACCGATCCTGATTGGCGTCAGGTACGGGCCAGATTTGACCCGGCGCAGCAAGAGGCATACAACCGTGGCATAGCTGAAAAGGTTAAAAGGCTCAGGGAAAAAGAGCTGGAGGCCGAACAGCTAAAGCAACGTCTACAAGCGCTTGAGCAGCAAATGCCAAAACAGGAAAGGCCAAACGTGCCGAAGGAGCCTGACCCGTATGCCCTGAGTGATCAGGAGTATCAAAGGCAACTCCGACTGCGCGATGAAGCCATAGCTAGACAAGCTGCGTTTGACGCACAACAGCGCTTCCAACAGCATGAGGCGCAGCGTTTGCAGCATGAACAGCTGATGAAAGAGCAGGAGGCTTTGAACGAGAAGGTATCTACCTACTCGCAGCGAGCTGTCCAGCTTGGCATTTCTAACGAGGAGTTACAGGCAGCAGGTAATGCTGTCGCATCGTTCGGAATCGCAGATGATGTAGTCAACTATATTTTGGATGACGATCTGGGACCGGCGATAACGAAGTACCTCAGTCAGAACGTGACCGAGCTAGACACCATCCGAGCAATGAGCCCGGCGCAAGCTGCTGTACGGATAGCTACTCATGTACGAGAAAAGGCTGCTGCATTAAAACCTAAAGTAAATGCCGCTCCTGATCCGGTTAATCAGCCAGCAAAAGCTGGTGTTGCGCCTAAAGCGCGAGGACCGAAGGGGGCAATGTTTGAATGAATGAGGTGATCCGAAAATGGCTAATAATCTTAACAGCAACGTCACCCGGAAGGTGGCTCGTGTCTTTTTAGAGGCATTCGAGTCCAGCCGGGTTGTTACTAAAACCGTTGACACTCAACTCCTGAGTGGCAAATTCAACCCTTCAAGTGGTAGCACTGTAGACTTCAAGCGTCCGCACGACTACAACTCCATCCGTACTTCTGGCGGTGATATTTCATCGTCCACTAAGTCAGACATCATTGCTGGTAAAGCAACTGGTACTGTTCAGAACTACTTCACCGTAGCTACCGAGTGGGGCAACGTGGAAGAAGCTCTTGAGCTTGATCAGTTGGAGCAGATCCTTGCTCCTATGGCTCGACGCATCGTGACTGACCTGGAGATCGATCTTGCCAGCTATATGCTCAAGAACTCTTCTCTGAAGTATGGTTCTCACGGCACTGCCGTTGACGCATGGGGTGATGTCGCAGGTGCTGGTGCTTTGATGGACTCTATTGGTGTGCCTGCTGCTGCAGAGCGCTACTACCTGATGAATCCTTTCACCACTAGCGCACTTGCTAACGTACAGAATGGCCTGAATGCTTCAGATCAGCTGGTCCGTACCGCTTGGGAGAATGCACAAATCTCTCAGAACTTCGGTGGTATGCGAGCTCTGACTTCTAACGCTCTGGCTAGCTTTACTTCTGGCACTGGCGCTGACCGTGAGGGTACTCTGAATGGGGCTCCTGATGCGACTTACGTCACAGCGAAAGACACTATGACTCAGACTCTGGCTGTTACTGGATTCACTTCTGGTATGGTTGTGAAGGCTGGCGATATGGTAACTATCGCTAATGTAAACCGTCTGAACCTAGACACTCGCACAGCTATGATCGATGCCTCTGGAGCCAACGTGGCTTGGACAGGTGTTGTGACTGCTGATGTCACTCTTACTGGCGGTGCGGGTAACATTGTCGTTGCTGGGCCTGCGATCTATGAGGCTGGTGGTCAGTACAACACTGTAGACGCTGCACCAATTAGCGGTGCTGCGGTTACTATCCTGAGTGCTTCAGCTACTCTGTACCAGCCAAACCTGTTCTTCACTAAGCAGGCTTTCGGTATGGGTACTGTCAAGCTGCCTAAACTGTACTCAACTGACACTATTGCGACTACCGAAGACGGTATGAGCATCCGTGTTTCTAAGTACGCAGATGGTGACGCTAACACCCAGAAGATTCGTTTTGACTTGTTGCCTGCATACGCAACATTCAATCCGTTTATGGCTGGACAAGGCTTTGGTGTCTAACTCTCCTTTGAGTTTATAGGGGACTTCGGTCCCCTACTTTTTTATGGCAAAACCAAGAAAAGGCAAAGCTAAGGTCAAGGTAACCGCCAGCGGCAAGAAGGTCTCCTATGGGCAGGCTGGCAAAGCCAAAGGAGGTGGTCCTAGAGTTAAGCCGGGTACAAGTAAGGGTGATTCCTATTGTGCCCGGTCTCTTGGCATCAAGAAAAGATTGCCAAAGGAAAAGCAGAACGATCCCAATACTCCCAACAATCTGAGTCGCAAGCGCTGGAAATGTAAAGGCGCTAAGTCGATGAAGGGAGCTAAGTTTGAGTAACTATACGAAACCCAAACTCAGAGAGCGCATCAAGAACAGAATTATGGCTAGTGACAAGGGCGGCAAGCCCGGTCAGTGGTCAGCCAGGAAGAGCCAACTGCTTGCTAAGGAATACGAAAAGGCGGGCGGCGGCTACACTGGCAAGAAGAGCAAGGCTCAGAAGGATCTGTCCAAGTGGACCAAAGAGGATTGGGGAACCAAGTCCGGCAAGAACTCCACTCAGGGCAAAGACGCTACCGGGGAGCGATACCTTCCCAAGAAGGCGAGAGACAAGCTGAGCAAGAAGGAGTATGAGGCCACTTCACGCAAGAAGCGGGCTGATATGAAGAAGGGCAAGCAGCATTCCGCGCAGCCGAAGAAGGTTGCCAAGAAGACATCTAGGGCTAAATTCGAGTGAGGTGATCATGCCAAACGTAGGCGGTAAGAAGTTTCCATACACGAAAGAGGGTATGAAGCAGGCTGAGAAGGCCCGCAAGAAGAAGCGCAAGCGATCTCCTAGAAAAGACATGAGCGGGAATACCTACGAGTAATGGCTACAGTCGCGCAGGTTGCTAAGGCAGCCTTACAACGGATATTGGTACAGGCTAGTGAGTCTCCACTGCAGCCTGATGAGTATAGTGACTTCATCTTTGCTATGAACAACTATATGAGCGAGCTAGACGCCCAGGGCATCCAGTTGGGATACACAGAGGTCTCTGACCTGGGTGATACCGTAACGATCCCCACAGGGGCTCTCAGGGGCTTGATCGCTAACATGGCGATAGAGGTGGCTCCAGATTACAACGGGGTGATCTCGCAGGGGCTGGTGAAGGCTGCGCGTGATGGCTTCAATACCATGAGGCTGCTCGGTCAGAGCATGGGCGAGACCAAGATGCCCGCAACCCTGCCGATTGGCTCAGGCAACGAAGATACGCTCTTCGGCTTCCCCGGACATTTTTATCCAGAGTCAGAAGAGGATATCCTTGCGGAGTCCACTGGCTCGATTGGTTTGGAGCTAAACACAAATGGATAGATCACAGGGCAGGAAGAAGTCCGATTTTGTAGCGAAGACTTCGGTAGAGGCTGGCGCTTACGTTGATTACTTTGTCAACGGCACGAACTACAAGATCGCATATAGTGACTTCCTTGCAGGATTGGGTGTCACCGGGACGATTGTGCAGGCTGGCGCTCCCACTGGCATAGCGGTTCTGGATATTGATGGGACCGTAAACAAAATCAGAAACATCGAGAGCGGCGCGGGCATACTGGCTAACATATCTGCCCAGAATGGTGTAGAGATCAAGCACAACTTCTCTGCCGACTCCACTGGCGCTCCACTGTTACTTAACGTAACGGACGCAACTCCTGATATAGCGAGTATTGTTGGAGGAAACGGAATAAGCGTAACATCAACAAGCAACTACGTTACGATTGACGCTGAAGCGCAACCATACGCTCAGGTTAGTGTTCAAGGAAACACTGGAGAAACAACAATATCAACTGCTGGTACTCCCGTTAAGGCTTCTGCAACCTATGTTGTTGGCATACAGTCTGGATTCACAGGAGATACAACAGGAAAGATTGTCTACAACGGTACTTCTGCGAGAGTTGCTGCTGTTCACGTTAGTGCTACGTTTAGTCCTGTTACTTCAAACAATCAAGAAGTATTCATACAGGTTGCTAAAAACGGAACAGTTGAAGCTGGCAGCAAAATAACCAGAAAGGTTGATTCGGCTGAGTCTGCCAATGCTTCTACGTTTTTCAATGTTTCCTTGTCTCAAAATGATTACATTGAGCTTTATATTGGTAACGACACGAGCACAGATAATGTTGTTTTGATTGATGCAATTGTGGGTATTGTGAACTAATGCCGAAGGTTATTTTGCCAATAGCTAACGGATATTATGAGAGCGATTCTCTGCCGATATCGGCGCAGGAATGCACTAACTTCTATCCGAATATAGCTCAGGCTCCTGCGTTAAATCAGGAGACTCTGTTTGGCACTCCCGGTCTTACACAAGTAGCTAGCGCAAGTGACATCAGTAACTGCCGTGGCGCACATGAAATGAACGGTGTGCCTTACTTTGTTATTGATGGAAAGCTATACAGTATGTCAGCCAGCTATGTTCTAACAGATCACGGTCAAATAGACGGATCTGGCAGAGTATCAATGGCTGACAATGGTACGCAGATGCTGGTTTTAGTGCCGGGAGGTAACGGCTACATTTACAACCACGTTAC